TTTTGTAGGTTTTTCTTTAGTATCCAAAATAACTCATTCGCATCGTCACGAATGTGGCAACTGGGAATCCTAAAGGAAGAGCAATGTATGCTAGAAATTCGGCAAATGCTTTGGTTTTTCGCACCATGCTCTTCGTTAATTTAATAACTGTGGACATGGTTTTTCCTATTAAGTGTTTACATTTAGTTATAAAAAAATAAATTTTTATAACCACCGAAATTATTTAGTAAAAAAAGAAGGGCAAGTTGGTTATAAGAATATAATACTTGCCCTCCAATTAAAGTTAGTGTGCTATGCCACGATACTGTAAACCAGTAGCGACTTTTACACTCTCTTTAGATATGGCACCATGTTTAATCCCTCTGTAAATACCACCTTTTTTGGACAATTTATTATCCTTGGCGACATTTTCATCAGTGACTTTGATACCTCTGTAGAAAGTAGTCATCGTTTCCTCCAGATTGTAATAGGTTGATCTTTGAATAAAACTGCGCAATTCTATTCACCTATTGCGTTCCTTCGGTAGATTGTCGGTCTCGTTCCCTTTCGGTACTAGCTTACCTCACTTGCGTGAGAGGTTTTCCTATTCTACTTACTTCCGTCCACTGCTACATTTAGAGTGAATGAACGATATAATTATTTAGTCAAAAAAAAGGGGAGCCGAAGCTCCCCTTTTCAGGATTGTACCTTAAAAGGTTAAGATTACATTAGGTTTGTAACTTTAACTCTTCTGTAGTAGTAGTTTTCGTCAGCTACTAGATCGCCAGAACCATCCAATTGGATAAACGGATTAGCTGTGAAGCCATATCTTGTTTTGAAACCAATTTTTGGTTGGAAAGTTGAAGGATCTACTGCTCTAACTAATTGTAGAGGTACATATGGGCAGTAAAATAATCCTGCGTCAAATGCACTTGTACCTTTATATCCAACTACAAAGTACTGACTAGCAGCACCATTTGCTGAATAAGGATCTACATACACTTTGTAGCGTCCATTAAGAACACCAGCAAAAGTTGTAGAAGCTTCATCTACATTTAGGTTAGTTGATAGAGCTGGAGCGTAATCTAATACACCAGCCATTGCTAAAGCACTAGCAACATCTGAAGAACAGATGATGAAGTTAGCTTTACCTCTACGAGTTTGCTGAGCAACCGCATTAGCTTCTCTTTCGATTTGGAAGAGTAAACCTTTGAATTTTTCAACAGACCATCTACCAGATGCATCAACATCTAGGTCGAAAGTTCCCGCAGTAGCTGTTCCAGTTTGAGCTCCTGGCTTAGCAGTTTTGTACACAGTTCTGATAACTTCTCTGTTAATTTCTGAAAGAATTTCAGTAGAGAGGATATTAGAAAGTTCGCCCTCAGCGTCAAGACCATGAACTGATTTCAAGTCTTGTGCTAGTTCGATAGTGTACTCAGCTTTCAGTGCTCTAGACTTAGCAGTCACTGAAGTTTTCTCGATTGAGAAAGCCATTTCTTGGAATGTGCTTCCGTCACCAAGTACCTCAGCAGCACCAGTAGTCATACCAGTACCAGTAGTGTAAGTGCCATCAACAGGATTAGATCCTGCGTGAGTACCTGCACCAGAAAAGTCTGAGTCAGCTTCGTTAAATAATGCCTCAGTACCACCTTGAGTGCTGTATCTTGCTTTCATAGCAAAGATAAGACCAGTAGGCTGAGTCATAGGTTGTACACCACAAATATCGTAAGCGATCATTTGCGGAGCAGATCTTCGTACTAAAGAAATTAGTACTGGATCAAATTTAGCCACACCACCTGTGTCAGGAAGAGCTGCAGCATCATTGACATGAACAGCTTCGAACATCGCTTGCTTTTCTTCTTTGATCGCCTTTTCTTGGTTCTCTAGAAGGACAGCAGTGACTTCTTTTCTGTAATTCTCTTTGATGGGAGCAACACCTTCGTGTTCCAGAATAGGTGACCATTTTTCCATTAATGATTTTCTATCCATTTTTATATCTCCTTAAAGTTGATAGATTAATTATTTTTGTTGCTTCTGTCAAGCATGTCAGCATAAGCAGAAATTTTAGGGTCTGAAATAGACTTCTTAGTTTCTTCTTCTAACTGTACTGGCTCATCAGTAACAACAGTTTCTACATTTGTTTTGCTTGGTTTAGAAGCAAAGTAAGATTCTCTGATAGTGCTGACTTTTTTCTCAAAAGATTCTTTGTCTTCAAAACTGAGATCCTCAGTTAATCCAGCAAATTTTTCTTTATCAGTTTCAGCCATACCATCGGATGCTTTAGAAAGGACTTCGTCCTTCTCCATAGCTTTTACACTCTTGTTAAGTTCGACATTAGCTTCAAGTTGCTCATTGAGCTTCTTCTCTAATTCTTCGACCTTTTCTTGAGCGTCTCCAAGTAAGTCAAATCTGTCTTCAGGAACATCAACATAATGTTCAGCGAACAGATTTTTCATACCATTAATGAAGCCATCTAAAATCTCCGACTTCATACCAGATTCGAGAGCGATTTCATTTTCACTTATCCACTGCTCAACTACATAGCTGAGATATCCATCAACTTTTTCAACTAGACTCTCTTTAGCTTCGTCTATTGCAACAGCATTAGACTCAGATAATTCTTTTTTAAACTTAGCGACTTCGCTTTTAACACGAGATACAACTACAGTTTCGAATATAGTAGTAGCTTTTTCTTTGAACTCTTCAGAAAGTTCTTCGCCATTTAATAATGCTTCAACATCTTCTGAAACATCTACTGCGATTTCATCTTCTTCAGCTTCTTCTGCTACAACTTCTTCGTCAGACTCAGATTCTTCTTTTTTCATATCTTTCATCTTCTCTTTCTTTTTAGAAGATGTCATATATGATTCGTCTTTTTCTTTATCTTTAGACTTTTCATCATCGTCATCATCGTCGTCGTCATCGTCATCGTCGTCGCCATCTTTTTTCTTTTTCTTTTCGATAGCTTTCTTCAAAGCAGGTGGTAATTCACCCTCTTCGATTTCTTCTACCTCTTCCTCAGCTGGTGCTTCTTCTTCAGCCACTACTTCTTCAGCAGGTGCTTCAGCTTCAGCTTCATCGCTAGATTTTTTCCAGCCTTCAGACTCCTCAAGAGTATCGATTTGCTCTTCAGCTTTCTTACTCTCACCAAGGAGTTCTGCGATTTTTTGTTCTATACTTGACATGTTTGTCTCCTTAAAGTATGGGTTATTGTATTTTCTTTAAAAACTTCGCAAATGCGAAAAGTTTTGCTTCTTCGAGTTGAGATCTTGTTGCCTTAGTTATTGAACTCTTTATAGCATCAATATCTTGCTCGACAAACTTCCCATCAACGAACATCCATTCCTTGCCCTCCATAACACCTCGTACAAATGCATCTGGTGCCGACGGATCTGCAACTATATCAGCAGCAGTGGCAAGCATAAAATCCTTTTGGACTTCTGAAGTTCCGTCTTTGGTAGTTTTCAATGAACCCATCCCTCTAGAAGATACACCTAGACTTGCTCCTTCGTCAATCAACGATTTAACAATCTTACCATAAGGTGTATCCATTATCTTAGCTTTTCCGATAAAGTTTTTATCTTCTAGCTTCAAATCCTTAATCATGTGCGATACTCTATCTAAATTGATAGTTGGAGAATCAGGGTGTCCTAACTCACCATACGCACGATTTTTCTTGACATTTTCTTTAACATATCTTTTAACTTCTTTGTCAAGAATCTCTGTAGGGTATAATCTTCCATTCCTGTTTTTAATATCAGCTTGGAGGAATACTCCCTCAATGTTGTAATTCTTCTTACCAGTTTCTTTATCTTCTTCGATAAGGTAGTTTACAACTTCTGTATGTTCTTTAATTAATTTCATATTAGCTTCCTACCGCATCTTGGTCATCGTAAGCTCCAAACTCAGGAGTTTCTACTGGGTCATTAAATCCACCCATTTTAGAAAGATGAAGAAGTATCATACCTTTGCCACCAAATGTGACAACAATATCTTGGTTGCCTTCATCCTGTATCGATGTTTCAATTTTCGGTGCTCCTGGATGAACAGTAGCCACGAGGACAGAGTTTCTTACAACAGTAATATCTTTTGCAGCTTCACAGCTGTACTCGATTTTCTGTATGGCAACTTTAAGAGCAGAAGTAGTAATCGTTTCGTTTGTTAATTTTAAGTCTGCGTCGATATCAATAGTGACATTCTCATTAGTACCAGTCGCAGTGACTCTGACGATAGCTTTACGATTATCTTTTGCCAGAACTGTTTTCGTTATTGCCATTTAGTACACTCCTTTTAAAACTTCGATAAAGTTGTTTTTATTCTCCGACATATGAGAAACAATCTCATCCTTGTCTTTCAGTAAACTATTTAGTAAAATTTGGTTTTCCTCGCTAATTGCGATCTTCGTACCATCTTTTAATACATAATCTAGTTTATTTCTTAATTCTTTTGCTTGTCCAACCTTAATCTCAGTTATGATTGGGTCAACATTAAAGTCAGTTGACGATGCTTTTTGAATATATGACTCAACCAACTCATCAGTAATAATATCATCTGAGTGTTTCGCTATATATTCAGCAACTCTTTCTTCAGGTAGAAGAACATCAATACTATCTACTAGCTGTTGTTCTCGCTCCTCAGTCGAAGTAATCGTATGAGTATAGATATCTTTAAACTTCTTCGACATTCTCAGCTGGTTCCTCTACTGGTTCAGCTGGTACTTCAGGTTGTTCTGGTTCACCAGCAATCTCATCCTGTTCTTCTGGAGTTTTAAACATAGTTGAAGCCATTTCTTTCTTCATCGTGTCTAATTTATCTCCAACTTTCGCAGACATTACACCTTGGAAAGTACTTTCTATTCCTTCAGCATCACCTGACTGAATAGCATCTATTAATTCTTTAGTTCCCATCTTCTTCTCCTTCATTATCATCAGCTGGTTCAGACTGCATACTATCCATATCAGGGACTTCCCCACCTTGGTCAGTATCCTGTTCCTGTTCAGCTTTTTCTGCTTCAATCTGGTCGTCGATATCTTTCATCTCTTCTTCAGATTGCATTAAAATATTTCTTCTTGCCCACTCTAATGAGTAGAACTTGCCAAGGTATGGTTCAATCTGCCCTAGCATACCAACTCGTTGTTGTAGCAACTCGTTATTCTTTAATTCAGTAAAGTGATTATCTTGTAGAAAATCGATTCTTATATGATGTCTGCTTTCTTCAAAATCTTCTTCAGTCATTACTCCCTTAGCAATTAACTGAACTCTAAGAATATCAATCAGTACCTGACTAAATTTTCTTTGAACTCTCTGAACAAATTTGTTAAACTTTAATTCGTCTCTAGTAATTTCAGAAGCACGACCTAAAGTAAATCCAGTCTCACCTTGTAATCTTGACATAGGCACATTAAGTGACTGGTAAAGTTTCCTTTGGAAATATTGTATGTCTGCTATATCTCCAAGGTTTTGCCCTCCAGGAAGTGTAGTAATTTCTGTACCACGACCACCCTCTCTTCTAGGCATCCAAAAATCTTCCATCATGCTTAGGTGTTTTCTATCGTCTCTTACTTCACCTGTATTCGCATCGTAAACTACTTTGTTTCGATACTTATTCATGATATCGTTGACATATTGTTCTGCTTTTATCTTAGGCAGGTTTCCTACATCAACATAAAATATTCTTCTTTCAGGAGCACGACTTAGTCTATAAATGACTACAGCGTCCTCAATCATCTTCAACTGGTTTACTGGTTTAACAGCTTTTTGTAAATGACCCAATACTATGCCAGTATTTTGGTCAACATTACCAGATGGACAAAATACAACTGAGTCTTTACTCAGTTTAATTCCTTTAGTATTTGAGTCAGTAATACCTTTATCGTTGTATATAAAGTATTCTTCTTGACTTTCTACTACCTCGATCCCTTGTTGATTCTTCTTTTTCTTAATATTTTTAATCTTACGAATCTTTTGTGGATCTACATACCTTAGTTCCTGAATACCCAACTTTGGATTTTTAGGATCTACAATTAAATGGTAGTATAATCTTCCATCTACATACCAAGTCTTAAAAATATCATGCCCTTTATGGTCGAACTGAAGCAGATCGTAGATCTCCTCGAACTCCTCATGCATTTTATCTTTAATATTATCGGATACAGGTAAGTCGTCAAGACTTAAACTGACACTGGGTGCGTCAGTCTCAATTGTGATTGCTTCATTAGTTATATCTTCTATCGCACCATCACAATCTGGATATTGAGCAACTTCACGATATCTTTTGATTAAAGCGTTTTCACTTTTTATCGAGTTATCTAAATCGAGGGTGACCCCATAGTAAGCACTTACATCTGTAAGGACTGTCGAGCCATCATCTTTTGATGGAGCGACAGGACTTAGTGGTTCTCTATTCCTCTTTCGTGTAATCTCGAAACCGAAAAATTCAGCCATAATTTATTCACCTTTATTAATAATTAAATGTTGATTGGGAATGAACCAATCGGAGTATCGATTGATATATTAACTCCTAATCCACCACTTTCGCTTGTATTACTTGTAAAGAAGTTGTATTGGAATTCAACATCAAATGTTTCAATAGCATTTGTAGTGTCATAATCCAACTGAACAATACCGATAGACAGTGGGTAAGCATCAACAAATTTATATTGTTTTACTCCAGCACCATTTCTATCTAGTTGTGTTACAAGTAAGTCAGCTTGGTAATCATTCGGATTA